AAAATGAAGATGGAAATAATAGAAAGTGATTTGAAACAAATCTTTCAATGGTTACAATTATTAAATAATAAAGTTGATGACCTGGATAAACGAATCATAAACATAGAACTATTGCTAACTCAAGAAGATAACAAATAATTATTTTTTATTATAAAAAATTGAAAAAAGAAATCTAAAAAATTCCTTTATTTTTTTTATCATTAATTTCTAACAGCCCAAACGTTTAAGGTTCCTGTCATATTTGACCCACTAAAAAATCTAATTGCTGTAACACCTGTCTGGCCTGCAGTTGAGTTTTGACCGCGTAGAATTGAGTAACCTTTTTGCGCTCCACTTCCCGCATCAGTAACGTATGTATCAATGAATGCATAGCATTCACTTCGTGTCGGGTTGGTATGTACTTCGACTTTACATGTTGCACCAACTCCAGAAATAGAAGATATTACTCCGTTCCAGCGGACTTGGTTTAAGGTGCTTAGATAAGTTGGCGTAGTGGCTATCTGGTAAAATCCGATTTGGTCGTAATTTGCATTTGTGTCGCCAGAAATTTCGATGTCATTGCCCTGGCCTGCAGTAACGTCACCTGTCCACACTCCAATAACATAATCGGGTGGTTGTACTTCTGTGAAGGTTACATTGACCGATGTCCCTGCAGTGACAGAACTAGCACCTAAAAACTCATAATTCGATGCTGCAACTGCTGCAGTAAAATATTCGGGTGCTGTTGCACCTGCATTTACTTTAAGTTGTTGTGCTGGGGTTCCTATTGCTAAACGTTGTAATGCATTTCCATCGCTGTAAACAATATCACCTGCTGTTAAAGATGCTTCCGTAACATTGTTCATATTTAATGGCGAACCATCCTGCACTGCATTACTGTGTTTATGTGGTTTTAGAACATTGGAACCTCCTCCTGAGAATCCCATTGTTTAACCACCTGATAGATTAAATCTCGCTTGCTCTGTTGAAAGATACATCGGGGTAACTTGTGCCAATAGGTCTGTAGAACCTGCTGCTCCTGGAGTAACTTGCACACTTACTACATTTTGTCCGTTTATGTTTTGGTCGGAACCCGCACTTAATGTGATAGCTGGTTGACCATTTATTGAAAATGAACATGTGTTGGCTGCATCCTGATTTTTAATTGCTACTGAAATTGCTATACTACGATATAATGTTGGATAGTGAATTGTTGTGGCTGCTGCACCTGCTGCGATAATGTCAGAAACAAAAGTACTTTCAGCGGTTGTATCATTTGGTTTTACCGTAACTCGGTAGCCTTGAATTATTTGAGGCATTTAAGCCACCTTAGAAAAGATTTGCATATTTCATTAAAAATGAATATGCAGCGATTCCTCCTCCAGTTGCCACTTGGCCTGATGAGAAGGATAATTGTTTTCCTCCAGATGCACCGCCCACGCTGACTGGGATAGGTCCAAAAACAACCCTACCGGCTGAGGCTGCAGAACTGGCTACTGAGAAGTTAGAAACTCCTGATTGAATTCCGTTTACTAGAACGTTAGTTTGATATGCTGCTGCTCCTGGAGGGTCGGGATTATTTACACAATCTAAGATATTGTTACTCCGATTTAACTGCTGTATAGTAAGACCGGTAATATCGTCTGTAGAAGGGCCAAAAACGTTAAGTGCTAATCCTGGAGTCGTATAACTTCTCATAAGTGGTACAGAAATTATGAACACCTCATTATAGACTATCCTCTTGTAAGTTTCCCATAGAATTTGCACCTGTAAAAGCTCTGTCTGAACCCTGCACAACTGAAGTGGCTACTGCGCCTATTGCTGATTCAATACCACCAATACCAAAGGCTGCTGCCGCGGGAATTACTTTGCCAATTGTACCACTAGCCATTCCTGGTGATATTGCACCAAGAATGACGGTCCCTAAAGCTGCGATTCCTGCACCTGCGAGAATCTTGTTTACTGTTTTACCTGTCTTTAATTTGAATGCCATTCTCTATTCTAAGAATAGACAATGACTTAATAAATATGCCTATTTTAGATAAGTATGGTTATCGGAAAGATTGGAAGCTATTTGGCTTTAGGTCTCGCTGGTGCGTTCGTTCTCAATGCTTTAATCCGACCTGGTTCCGCAGCAGCCACAGGTGGTGCTTTGCAAGAAACAGGTGCGGGAATAGCCTCAATTGGTGCGGGGATAGGGGATTCGTTACGGTCTATCGGCGGAGGTTCCGCAAAACTGTTCGACCCTTTATTCACGTTAAGAGATTTAGTTTTCACATCTGATGCCGGAACGGCAGCAGGTGTTGGTCCAGTTAATCAAAGTCAAGTAGAAGTAAACAGAAATATCTCCTCCCCTGTAGCAGCGACCATTACTGCCTCCAGTGTGAGTGATTCAAGCAGACCTAGTGCGAGTCCACAGACATCTCCAGGCGGTGCAAACATATCCAGTTTAGGAAGCCAGCGGTGGAGCGGTGGCGGTTTTGGTGCTGCTAATTGAAGAAGGGTTCAAAGGCTGCTAAGGCCTGGGGTGCAAAAATGCGTCGTTTAAGAGGCAAACCCCGAACCACAAAAAAACAAAAAAAATCTAAGTCAACAAGAAAAAAACGCTCTACACGTAAGTATCAAGTAAGAAAAACAGCGAGAAGAGCCTATACAGGTCTAAAAAGGCGTGTTTCTAGGCGTAAAAAGTCTGATTCTGCGTGGAATTTCTAATATCTAATAAAGAACTCGATGATACTAAACCCAATTATATTTCTCGCCTTTACACTTAGGGCAATCAATAGTTGTGTTATAGATAGGGTCTATTTTGTTAGAGTTGGTCTGTGAATCTACGGTTCCTACAATACCATGAGGTATCCCTGTTACAGTATCAGCACATAGGTCACAAGGTAGATACTGCTTCAGTTTCAGCTCCAGGTTGGGCCTGTTTATTACTGGTATTGGCAGATTTGATTTTTTCATAAATTCGTTCAACTATAGTAGGGTCTTTTTTAACTGCTTCTTCAACCTGTGGAACCAGGAAAGAGGCGGCCTTTTGATATTTTTTTGGAATTAATTGCATGATAACCTCGCCGAGGCCCGAGTCTTTCATGTCTGAATCGGTTACTGTTTCTCCTCGTTTAGACCTATTAAGGGCCTGCTGTAAACTTCGCATCTCTTCTCTATGTTGTTTATCACCATCTTTCTTACTTTGTGCTAAGTAGTCAATATCATTTTGAAAGTCTTTGATACGCTGCCTACTGTGCTTGTTAATAACTGACCTAGACCTAGAAATGTAAATACAGGAAATGCCAGCAGATATACACGCAACCATGATAAGTCCTGCTGATAATATTTCGATTTCCACATGATTTTAAAGATATTACTTAGATTTACGTGTTTTTACTTGTCATTTGGTTGGTTTTGGTTGGTTTTGGTTGTTTTTGGTTGTTTTTAGTGGGTTTTAGTTGACAAAAACACCTAACTAACCTAATGATTATTTGAACATATCATTAAAGTCTAGTGGAATAATCAGCGCAATACGCTCCTAGGGGATATGGTATCGGCTCGGGACGAAAAAGAAGGGGGCTGGAAGTATATACAAGTCAAAAAAAGTTAATATATATTATTTTATAGTAGTACGACTTAGTATTATCATGTCATATCTAGACCCTAATGGCGTAACCAAAGTAGAAAAAGCAAGAAGGTTAAAGGCCGCACAAAAGGAAACCAAAGTAGCCAAAACTATTTCCATTCCTATTAGTTATTGGTCCTTACTAGACCAGGTTCGAAACATAACAGGAAAGAAAAACGCCAATGAAACTATCATGTATTGTATTAAACAAATAGGAATTGAGGAAGGTATAGAATCTTGAATTGTAAATTTTGTTTGAAAAGAATGTTACCTATTACACGTTCTGCTTTTAGTCCAAATATTTGTTTAATCTGTTTCAGTAAATGGTATGAATCTTGAACAAATTTGAATTATATACATTTGTTAAAGGTTTAGTGGGTTTAGGCTACGTTGAAAGAAGTATCTTATTAGCAGAATTAAAAAGACGTCTAAAGGTTTTAGAATCTTGAGTGAATTAAAAGTCGAATCAATTAAAATATTATTAACTATTCATCCTGAATTGTTAAGTCTATTAGATGAATATTGTAAGAATCGCTATATGAATAGAACTGAGGGGATGAGAACGGCTATAAGAAAAATGGTAATAAAAAATGACAACTGAAATCATCCCAAGAGAAAAATGCAGAATATGTAAAATCTATTTGGCTAAAAACTGTCTTAATGATATTTGTTTAGAATGTTCTAAAAAAAATGTGATTTAAAATGAAGATGGAAATAATAGAAAGTGATTTGAAACAAATCTTTCAATGGTTACAATTATTAAATAATAAAGTTGATGACCTGGATAAACGAATCATAAACATAGAACTATTGCTAACTCAAGAAGATAACAAATAATTATTT